GTCCGGCAGTCGTCTGCTGAAACCACGTTGAAGCGCCACTCGAATACTTAAAATCCGTGTGATCCCATGCCACCATTGAAGGTGCTGCATTCTGCGCTCCAACAGGAACTTCCAAATGCCAATCATACTCAATCCAAAGATCACCAACAATTGGCGCTGCGGAACCTGCTTCATTTAAGAAGATCAGATAAAACAACCCACCATCATACAATCGAATATCATACGATCCCGATGGGGTGTTATTCCGCACAATCATTTGCTTTACTGTTTTCATTGAACGCGTATCGCAAGGAAAACGAATTTTCTTATACGGTGAATTCTCAATAGAACCCATCGCATTCGCTGCTTGCACATACGTGGAAAAAGCTCCATCATGTGAATCATAATCACAACACAATAATACAGCACCCGGAGTCGTATCCGGACATCGTGGTTCCCACACAAATGTAATGCCCCTCGGCATGTGCTTCTCATATTGATTTGAAATTGCAAAACCCCACGGTAAAGTCTTCTGTAAACCAGGATTTAATGCAAACGTATCCTTAACCTCAAATGTTTTGGTATCAGAACCCGACGTGTAACTTCCAAGGAATTCACGCCGTCGCAATGGCTGCGAAAAAGACACTTTATTAGTTATTTTTTCTGAACGGGCAAGAGGCTCCCCAACTGGTCGCTCATTCTGACGCCCCGGTTGCCTCGCTGGACCACGATTTCCACCGCGGCCACGATATGGCTGTCTACCACCCCGTTTTGCCGCTGTTCGATTCCGACCGGCAGCAGCTTTATCACGACGACTTTGCTCTTCACGTCGTCGCGTTTCATGTTTCGGAAGGGAGTTGCCGCCCCCTTTATTTTTATGCTCAGCCCCACTTTTGGGCATTTGAGAAGGTATGTACATTTCTGTGTCACTCTTCTCATAATCAAAGCACTTTCTAACTGACTTACCACGCCATTTATTCACAGGTGGTTCAACATATCCTACGGGAACCTCCCCTATCGCGGGAATGCATTCCTTTGGTACATCAATTTTGAGCGCCGATTCATCATAAACATCCAAAACACATTCACAAAGAACACTTTGCACACTTTCCAGAACTGCTGGATAAATGTACAATCTTTCAATTTCATTGTCGGTCTTATACACAGAATCCACAATCTTCATGGTTATCTGCGTGTCAGGTATACTTCCAACCAACTCTGCGGCATAATTTTTCCGCAACCAATCAATGAACATTTTAATGTCACGCCGACATCTTACATCAGTCCACGTTTCCATACGTAGAGCACACGCCCGAAGGAGTGTGAATCGAACATCATCCAATTCTGATCCCCACATGAGTGAACATAACGCCTTTTCACGCTCACACACTGGGACCCAAGTGTCGTTGTACTTCATAAAATCATGAGAGAGGAAACTTACTTTATCAAGTGGACGCGGGTCATAACACGGGGATTTAGTTTCTACCCCGATCTTTGACCAAACACGAGCTACAGCTTTAGCATTAAACCACTCTACAACCTTATCTGAAACGGTAAATGTATTATCATCACCATTTAAGGCTGCCTCAACATGTTCCATAAAACACGCGTAACTTGCATACTGCTCAGTATCTTTTTGCTCCATCGCAACAAAGATCCAAG